CTATCGCCGTCGGTCTTGAACCCAGAAGGTGGATCTGCGTAATGGAGGTCTGGTGCGATTGCTTTAACCGCCGGCGCGAGGATCTAAAAAAATCCGACAGCATCAGGATAGGCGCCGCACTGGTAAAACTTGGCTGGCGCAAAGGCTCTGACGCTGAAAAGCGCAAGTGCGGCCCTTACGGTATGCAGAGGGTATTTTTCAATCCCGATGTAAAACAGCCATAAAGCGTGATACAATACGGCTGTTTTCATACAGAGGGCAGGCAGAAGATGTGGGATCGCGTCGCGGAGTGGCTTAACTCCCATCCCCTGACGTGGGGCGGGATCCTTGCCTTTCTGCTTGCCCTTATGCGCATGCGCGGCAGGCGCGCACCCTGGGTGTCAACCCTGTTTGAAGCCGTCACCTGCTCGCTGCTTTCTATCGGCATCTGCGGCGGCCTTTCCTCCCTTTTTCCTGCTATCACTCCTCAATCCTGCATCGGCGTCGGCTCCTTGATAGGCTATCTCGGCACTGATGTGCTCAAACGCTTTGTCCTCTCCTTCATATCCTCCCGCACGGGCGTCAGCCCTGACACAAAGGACAGCGATAAGTAAAACGCTATCCAAATCACAAAATAATTTACAAAATCGCTTGCACTTTTCATTTTACAATTGTATTATTCCCTCAGAGACTTAACCGAGGGAAGCAAAATGATTGTGATGATTAACGGCAAGGACACCTGGCGCCCGAACTTCGTGATGGCGCGCAAGTCCGAGACCTGCCGTAGTTTTTTCACTGAGATTTACGGCGTGGACTTCTGTGGATGTGATGATTACGGCCTGCCTGAGACCGAGATGGCAAAGCTCGCCGACGCCATCAAAGAGGAATTTTATGACGCCGCGAAGTACATCTGCGATGAGCACGGGCTTGATGCCGAGAAGGTTTATCCGGGCCTTGAGGCAGGCACGAACAAGGGTATTAACAGCTGGGCAAAGGACACCGCGGTTTTCATCGAGAATGAGAACGAGGTGAGGCGTCCGGCTCACACGATGGAAAGGCTCTGGGATGAGATTTTCATGTACATCGACAGCGCCTGCAGGACGGGCTTTCAGGCACTGAGCCGCTGATGATTGCCAGCCCGGCGGCATGCCGGGCATTACCGAGGGAACAACTATGAGCCATTCTATCTGTATTACCTACAATTACTGCCGGGAGGACAACACCGGATGGTGGGTAACTGTCGAAGACCGCGGCACCGAGTGGACATTTGACTATTTGGAGGGAAGCCGCTCCGGCTTTTACGCCATCCCGAAAAGCAAGGGCTGGCGCCGCCTGATGAAGGAATGCCGCCGCTATATGGACGGCACCGCCTGGATCCTGAATTTCCACGAGAACAGGGAGGCGGCATGAACACCGAACGCGACAGGGCAGAGGCCATGCTTGACCGCCTCGCGGACGCGGCGCGCCGCTCTGACGATTTCCGCCGCAGGGCTGTTTCTGCAGGCGTAAAGCCGCAGAAGGCCGCCGTAAAGGCAAAGGCCATGTATGGCCGGGCATACGACCGTATGGTCAGGGATTACAACAGAGGGGTGCACGCTGCGCCCCTTGGGGATAACGAGGAGCCGTTTTGATGAAAAAGATGGATAGGGCATGCTTTGACCGCATGGTATCAGAGCAGAAGGAGCTTGCGGAGAGGCTGTCGAAGCTGAACCGCTTTCTCGAGAAGAACTGGATGAGCGTCAGGAGCGACCCTGACACCTCAAACGTCGGATACGAGACCTACCGCTATTTCCAGCTTTTGAAGCGCCAGCGTGAGGCGATGGCTGACTACAACCAGATCCTGCTGACACGCATCGGATATGCAGTACAGCAGGGCATTGAGGATTAATTATTATTTAACCGAGGGAATTTTTATGAATAAGATCCGTGAGAATTTGAACAGGTTTCTGACCTGCACCGCGTACCGCAATGGCAAGCCTGTAACCTCCTGGGCAAAGTGTGCCCGCGGGGATGGCACTTACTACTGGCAGACTGTCGAGCATGATGAACTCACCGGCCCCGAGATGGAGCCGGCAGATCTTGCCGAGTCTCTTGCCATCATTGAGGGCATCGGCTGCAGGCTTGACTTCAACAACCATTCAGCGGCGTGAGGTGTTTTATGACCGCCATGTTTCAGCTTGATTATGTGCCCAATGAGATGTTTAACCTTTTCCTGGGACAGATCCGGGCGCACTCTCACGTGCGCATCAATCCCCTGCGTAAGGATGTCGCATTCGACTTCTATCGCATTTCCCCGGAGGCAGAGGAAGATTACTGGGTATGCCGGGCTGATTACTGCGGCTTTGATTTTGCTATGTGCCCGTACTGTCGCAACGAGTGGTGCAAGTGCTCCTGCAAGGAGGCAAAAGCCGCGAAGGCCGCCCGGTACGACACGAAGGACGTTATCACTTTTATGCACGCAGCATTTCTTTCAGCGCTTTGCGATATTGCCTTTTCGGGGCGTGAATACGATATGCGGCGCGCGATGACCGAGGCTTATACTATCGATGATGAGGTACCGCCTGATGACGCACCGTACCCCTCGGACGATTAGATACCGCGGCAGGGCGTACAACAGCTGGCAGGCTCTGGCAGACGATTACGGCCTGTCGGTTTTCTGCGCCCGGAACCGCATAGACCGCGGTATACCTCTGGATCTGCCGAGGCAGAAGAACGGCGCCTGGGTGCTTAAGCCTGTCGAGTATGGCGGGCGTAAATATCCGTCTATGCACGCGCTTGCTGAGGCTTACGGGCTTGATGTGTGGGGCGCGCGATACCGCCTCACTCTCGGTGTGCCGCTTACAGTCAAAGGAGCCTCCTGGTGGCAGGAATTATGGAAGCTGATATGACAGGGAAAAATCAGAAGCCGGTAGAGTATAAAGGCGTGATATATCCGTCAATAACTGCGCTTGCCGAGGCTTACGGCCTGCGGCGCGACACGCTGAATTTAAGGCTCAAGAAGCATATCCCGCTTGAGATGTCGAGGTACGCAAAGGGCGTTATCACGTATCATGGCATTGACTATCCGTCAATGACAGCGCTTGCCGAGCACTTTGACCTCAAGCTGAGCACGTGCCATATGCGGCTAAAACGCGGCGTGCCGCTCACACGCCCGGTGCACAAGGGCGCTATGAAGCCTCTTGAGTATGAGGGCGTGAGGTATGAGAGCGTGAAGGACTTTGCGGAGCGTAACGGCGTCAGGTACGAGGACGCAAGCACCTGCATAGACGGCGTGAAGGGGAGATGGCTCGATGAAAGAGAGAAAGATTAGCCCCGTCTCGCGCCTGATCCAGGACTGCAAAAACGAGCAGCTTGAACTGAACATACTCCTGAAAATGTTCCGGGGCGTTCATCCTGTTTTAGTAATACCTGATGTTCATGGGCGCGAACTCGCTGAAAGGCTTAAGGGGAGCGGCGCGATGCCGCCTCACCAGCACTGGCTCTATACAGAGGAGGAGCCGCCGCAGAGTATGTTTTACGCGCTTCGGGGCGCGCTCTGCCTGATGCGCTATAACTTCTCGCTTGCCGGGCGCTTTCAGCTGTCGGAAGAGCAGGCCGGCGCGATAGCCGCCTGCACCTCATGCAAGGCCGCAAAGGCCGGCGGATGGCTGTCGGTGTTTTCTGCCTGGAGGCAGAAGGCATGAAGGCGGCGGACTGCGGGCGGCTTGCGTGGGCGCTCAAGGTGTCAGGGCTTGAGGCTATGAGAGGCGCGGCGGTGCGGTCGGGGCATTCCCTGATTTACGCGCCGGGTGCGCCTGTCTACGGCATGACGCCCGCTCCGGCTTTGCTGTATGAGGCGCGTTTATACGAGGAGGATTTGAAGCACTGGGCGCGCTACGAAGCCGCCTATATCCTCATGGCTGCAGATGCCAGGGCACGCGATTGTCTGCGGAAGGCTATAGCGGACGCACGCGCCGCGGGCGTGCCGCTTGAAAGGTATCAGCACCCGCCTGTTATCGTGCCGGTGTCGTCAGGGATTGATGTGCTCACTGCCGTAACGCTCCATGCCGCGTATGCTGCGGGCGCTGATGTATGCCGGGCGTATCATTATAGTGCCGACGCGATATATACGCCCTGCACGCCGGGCTATGAGATGCTGAAAGAGTGGAGCCGCAAAATCTCAGCCGAGGCTGTAGGGCACGCCGCCGGGCAGGTGAGACAGCAGTGCACAGACGGCAGGGCAAGGATCCTGCTTACGGCGCGTGAGTGCACGCCGCGTTTCAGCGTCTTTGAGACAAAGACGGGCATTTACGAGCGCGAGATCCTGATAAACGCGTCCGATAAAAATATTGCTCCGGCCTGTTGAAATCCGGCACAAATTGTGCTATTCATGCTATAATCCATTCAACAGAAACTACAGCCGGGGCAGAAATCATGCCTAACCCAAAAATTCAAATTGACGCGAAGCAGGTTGAGCGGCTTGCAGCCCTGGGAGACTCCTTCGAGGAAATTGCCGAAAGTCTCGGCATTAGTGTTACAACCCTGAACCGCAGGCGTGCTGAAAAGGCGGATCTGGAGGAGGCTATAAAAAGAGGGCGCCGCAAAGGGCTGACGATTGTTGAAAATACCCTGTTCAAAATGGCTACATCGGGCGAGAATACTGCGGCGACGATTTTTTACCTGAAAACCCGCGCCGGGCAGAAATGGTGCGAGCGGCAGCAGGTTGATGTTACCAATAACCAGCCCGTCCGCCTGCAGATTATAGATGACCTCAGGGAGTGATGACACGTGGAGGCTCTGAGGCTTTCGGAAATCATCGGTAAAGGCTACTCGGAATTCTGGCACACAAAATGCCGCTATCGGGTAGTCAAGGGCGGACGAGCCTCTAAAAAATCTACCACTGCGGCGCTATGGTACATCATCAACATGATGAGCAGCCCTGCGGCCAATCTCCTCGTTGTCAGGCGTTATGGCCGTACCCTGAAAGACTCCTGCTATGCACAGTTGAGATGGGCTATTGACCGTCTCGGCTATACATCGTACTGGCGGGCGACAACAAACCCGATGGAACTGACGTTCACTCCGACGGGGCAGAAGATCCTTTTCCGCGGGCTTGATGATGGTCAGAAGATCACCTCGATCACCGTGCCGAAGGGCGTGCTTTGCTGGGTCTGGTTTGACGAGGCGTATGAGTGCCGCGAGGATGATTTCAACAAGGTTGACATGTCCATCCGCGGCAAAATGCCGAAGGGCCTGACTCCGCAGCTTACGCTGACCTTCAACCCCTGGTCGGAGCGCTCCTGGCTGAAAAGCAGGTTTTTCGACAGGCCGTCTCCTAACGTTTTCTCGGATACTACTACCTACAAATGCAATGAATGGCTGACCGATGAGGATAGAGCCATTTACACCGAGATGGCAGAGCGCAGCCCCCGCCGCTACGCTATCGAGGGCGAGGGGCAGTGGGGCATATCCGAGGGGCTGATTTTTGACCGCGTGAAAGAGCAGGATTTTGACGTCAGGGAACTCATGCGCCAGCGCCTGCCTGCTGTTTACGGCA